TTAGAACAATCTGTGCATACTTCCTAATACTGCATATACTTTCTGTATCATGGAAATAGGAATGTCTTGTGCGCTGTATTCCGGGCTTTTATTGGTGGGGATTAAGCGAATAAAATCTTTTTGGTCTGCTTTTCCTATTCGTTTAACAGTCCGATAGCTTTCTGTCACGATGGCATATATTTCTCCATAGGGGAGATATTGGACGGGATCGGTCATTTCTTTGAGGGCGATATAGTCTCCGTTGCTTAATTCGGGTTCCATAGAATGACCTGTAATATTACACCACACAACACCGGGTTTATTGTAAGGCTCAAAATTTATATAGTAATCCGGATTAATTGTTTGATCATTTAAAACGAGATCGAAACCGCCAATGAAATCTACATTATAATAAGGTGCTCCCTTATATTCATAATTGATGGTCGGGAGTGATAGTGGCTGTGAGGTTTCTTTTAGCATAGAGCCTCGCCCTGTTATTAGCCATTCTAAATTGAGGTGAGGATAATTATCCGCAATAACGGAAAGCCATTTGCTTTGAATATCTGTTTTATTATTTATGGCTCGCCTAATCATGCCATCGCTCGCAGATATTGACTGTTCAAAAGATCTAACACTAATCCCTTGATTTTGTATAAATTGGCTAATTCGTTCAATCATAATTTTATTTTTTCTGTGAAAATAATCACGATTTTGCTTTATATTGTGATAATTATCCTATATATTTGCATCACCGTACTAATATTACCGGTTGTAAAGGTAGTGAAAACGGCTGATATGACAATGAATAACTTTTAAAACAATGTGATATGAGAAAGCGAATAGTAGTAGATCGTGGTGAGATTAAGAAAATCTCAAAGGATTTTAAAGTCACGAGCAAAGCCGTTTGGGAGGCTTTGGTTTATCGCAGTAACAGCAGCAAGGCGAGGCTTATCCGTAAAGTAGCCCTTGAACGTGGAGGCGTTGAAATCGGTGATCAAAAGGAAACGGCATGAAAAAGAAGTTTTTACTCCTCTTTGGAGATGAATTCAAAGAGTATTTCTCTTTGACTGCGAGGCAAAAGGTTTACGTGTGGTATTTCTGCCTGAGCTTTTGTTTTTTATGTATAACTGATGACAGCCCGGTTTGGGCGATTGCCGTGGTGATCTTGAATTTTGCCAATGCCGCCCGCCTGATTAAAAAAGTACCATTAAATATAAAGGAGGATTAACCATGAAAAGAGTATTTCACGTTAAAGAAGATGACACTATCAGAAAATCGTTTGAGGATTTGCTTGATGCGGAAAGAACCTTGTACTCCGCAAGATGCCCCGAAATCGTCAACGAGATGGATGACACGCCCTCTCTATGGCTGTCTTTACAACCTCCTTATGCTCCCTCTCAATCTCGTTCACGGCGTTTTTTAGAACTTGATGAAGAGCCTTACTTCCGCTTGGCCGGCCTTTTGGAATTGACGTATAGAAACTCAACTCCACCGGAACTCCAAACGCAGGGGTTGACCATCCGGATTCGGGATAATAAGGCTTACTTCTGTATCTCAGGTTCAATTTCCTTAGATGATTTGCAAAGGCTTTGCGAACGCTGTCAGGCTGGGCAATCTCCTGATCAATGTAAAAAGTGATACAAAATGATGTTCCCATAATGCTAATGATTTGATTTCGCAAAGGTAAGAAAAATCCCGGACGGTCTTTTGAGGTGGTTCGATTCCGCCTCCGGGGACAAAGTTAAAAGGGTATGGAGTATTTTGGAAAAACAGTATGTGTAACTTACGATGAATTAACATCAGGAAATGATCCGGTAATAAAACCCGGAACATTGAAGTCCTTGCAATACAGGAAACGTGTTGATGTTATTTCTCGTGGAGGCGGTGAAGGAAACATTGCCTTATATGTCTATTCCTCCCTACCTGAACGTTACCGGATTCGCTTTGAGCAAAAGTATGGTGATCCGGTGGAGCTAATCAAGGAGAAGTGCATGAAAGACAGGCTTAAAATAGATGATGCCGCCCGAACATTCTTTGAGGATTATCGATATGAAAAGGCCGGCGAGATGGTGAGCCTTACCGAAAGGAAAAAAGAGGAATACACCATAAACGCCTCGGTACTGAACGAGTTGGTATCCATCCTGAATGACCGGGAGGGCTATCGCAAGGCTTTGGGTGGAAGTACAAAGAAAGTATGGGAAACGATTATCGGAACGGCAGACTGCCTCCGTGATTCTTATGGCCACACGCTGCCTGAAAACGCCGCCCGGCTGAAAGACAAGATAAACCAATACAAGAAAGAGGGGTATTCCTGCCTGATCAGCAAGAAAATGGGAAATGATAACACCCTGAAAATAACCGAGGAAGCCGGTAACATGATTATAGCGTTAAAGCGTAGCAGCGTTCCCGTTTATACAGATGCTCAAATATTCGTGGAATTCAACCGGATTGCAGGCGAGAAAGGCTGGAAACAGCTCCGGAGCATTCAGAGTCTCCGTGGGTTCCTGAATCGTCCTGACATCGAACCGTTGTGGTACGATGCTGTTCACGGGGAGCTGAAAGCCCACCAGCGTTACAGCCGCAAGAATAAGACCGAGCTTCCCTCGATGCGTGACTCCTTGTGGTATGGTGACGGTACGAAAATCAATTTGTATTACAAGGATTACGACAAAGACGGTAAGCTGGTGGTTCGTACCACTCAGGTTTACGAGGTCATCGATGCTTATTCGGAGGTATTTTTGGGATACCACATTTCAGACAGCGAGGACTACGAGGCGCAATATAACGCCTACCGCATGGCCATTCAGGTATCAGGTCATAAGCCTTACGAGCTGGTGCATGATAATCAGGGAGGCCACAAGAAACTGCAGAACAGCCATTTCTTTGATAAGATTGTCGGCCATGTTCATAGAACCACGGCTCCATACAGCGGGCAATCCAAAACGATAGAGAGCGTTTTCGGACGTTTTCAGGCCGAGGTTCTGCACAAGGATTGGAGGTTCACCGGTCAAAATATCACCACCAAAAAAGACACGAGCCGCCCGAATTTAGAGCGTATCGAGGCGAACAAGGATAAACTTTACACTTTGGCCGAACTGAAAGCAGCATACGCTGCCGCCCGGAAAGAATGGAACGAAAGCAGACATTTTGCTACCGGATCGAGCCGTATGGAAATGTACAAAAATAGCGTGAACCCTGATACCCCGGCGGTGGGTGTTCTCGACATGATCGAGATGTTTTGGGTGATGACGGACAAGCCGTCCACTTATACCGACAACGGCTTGAAAATAACCATCAAGAAACGTGAGTTCACATACGAGGTTTACGAGGCTCCGGGTGTTCCCGATCACGAATTCCTCAGAAGCAACAGGGGGCAAAAGTTCTACACCATGTATGATCCTTATGACCATACCTCTGTACGGCTCTACAAGAAAGATAAGGCCGGAGAGCTGAGATTCGTGCGGACGGCGGAGCCTTATATCGTTATCCACCGGAATATTCAGGAACAGACCGAGGGTGAAATGTCCTTTATCCGCCGGAATATCGAGGCGAACACGGAGGATCGCATCGAGCGTCAGGTGGGAGCCCGGATCATCGAGCAGGCGCACGGCGTGAGCATGGAACAACAGGGACTCAAACGTCCGAAACTGAAAGGTGTAAAGAAAGAAACGGAGCGTGAGATTGAACGCCGTGTCCGCCGGTACAGTCAGGATCCGGAGCAGCTCTCCGCCGGTAAGGTGACAAAACTGATAAGCAACATCACGTTTGACCAGCTGAATGGAGACATCCGCCTGAATGAAAAGAAAGTAGCAGGAAAATTATAATTCAAAATAAAATGAACAGTACAATGACACAGCAAGAGAAAGACACTATCCGTGAGGCTCTCCGGGTATATGCAGCGAAGTATTCCAGCCAAAAAAAGGCTGCGGCGAGTTTGAACGGCGTGTCTGCCGGTACACTGAGTGCCGTGATTAACGGCAAGTACGAGAATATCAGCGATGATATGTTCCGTAATATCATCGCTCAGATTACTCCGGCAGCCGCAGCTACCGGTTGGCAGCTCGTGGAAACGAACTCCTTTCAGGAAATATGGTATGCCCTGAGCGATGCGCAGGAGTTTAAAAAAGTCCGCTGGATCGTGGGCGGTGCGGGATGCGGCAAAACAACGACAGCCACCATGTACGCCCAAAAGAATCATGAGGTGTTCGTCATCCTTTGTGACGAGGATATGCGGAAAGGTGATTTTGTTCGGGAGATCGCCCGTAAGCTCGGTTTTAAGACTTGCGGGATGCGTATCCGTGAAATATTGGACTTGGCCATCGAGAGCATCATACAGATGGAAAATCCGCTTTTGGTGTTCGATGAGGGTGACAAGTTGAACGATAACGTGTTCCACTACTTTATCAACCTGTATAACCGGCTGGAGGGCAAATGCGGGATTACTTTCTTATCCACTGATTACATCCAGCACCGTATCGATTGCGGTTTGAACCATAACCGGAAAGGGTATAACGAGATTTATTCCCGTATCGGGCGTAAGTTCTTTGAGCTGGAGCCAACCTCCTGCAATGATGTGTTTGCCATTTGTCAAGCTAACGGCCTGACGGACAAGAGACAGATCGCAAAGGTGATCGATGTGACGGAGAAATCGGAGTTTGATTTGCGATGCGTGAAAGATGCCATTCACCGGGAGAAAAAAGTGGCGGCAGCGAAATAGTATAGAACCCTGTTCAAATGCCGGTTGAACGGCGTTTGAACGTAATTCAAAAAGTATATGAAACAAATTGTTTTACCACTCGCAAGCCGGTTCCCGGCAGGCCATCTTAAAGGAGGCCAGCTCACCGGCTTTCCTGAGAAAGTGATTAAAGGAACCAAGATCCACACGTTTCGTGAGGATCCGGGCAAATGGGCGTACAACGTGGAGCTTATCAACTCCCATAATGCGGAGCTATCTATCCGCCGGTGGATTGGCCGTCCTTATCACACTCCGCAGCTGGAGGTGAAAAGATTGAAGAAAATCGGTATCCAGCAGGTGCAAATGACATGGGACTCCGATATCGAGCAGCCGACCGTTTTCATAGACGGAAAACGTATCCTAAACGTGGAGCAGCTGGCTGCTAATGACGGGATGACTCTCGATGATTTCGTGAGCTGGTTTTTTAAGACCTCCAACACATTCGAGGGAGTGATTATTCATTTTACAGATTTCAGGTATTGATTTATGGCACGGGCATTATCGGTAACAGAAGCAGTAAGCATGAAGAAAGAAACGCTCAAGCTGACAGGCGCATGGGCGGACGCTTTCGGAGAGCCTGAACGGATTGGCGTTTGGTTTATTTGGGGCAATAGTGGTAACGGGAAAAGCAGCTTTGTCATGCAGCTTTGTAAAGAGCTGGCAAAGTTTGGGCGGGTGGCTTATGACAGCCTCGAAGAGGGTGCGAGCCTCACCATGCAGAACACGCTCCGCCGTTTCAACATGGCCGAGGTAAACCGCCGTTTCCAGCTGCTTGACTGTGAGCCGATGTCCGAGCTTGGTGAAAGAATGGATAAGCATAAAAGCCCCGATTTTTACGTCATTGACAGTTTCCAATACACCCAAATGAGCTATAAAGAATACATCAAATTTAAGGAGGCGCACCGGAACAAGCTGCTGATTTTTATCAGCCATGCAGATGGCCGGAACCCTGATGGTCGGAGCGCAAAGAAAGTGATGTATGATGCCGCCCTGAAAATTTACGTGGAGGGGTTTCGGGCTTTCTCGAAAGGCCGCTTTTTCGGCTCCGTGGGGCATTTTACAATTTGGGATGAGGGTGCGGTAAGATATTGGGGAGATAACGCTTAAAACGAACGGAAATGAGTAAAAATAATCAAGTTATAACGATTTCGCCTCCCATGTTTATCGGGGAGGGAAATCAGAAAGAAAGTATCTCCAGCAAAGGCCACCGGTGTAGCTATTGCCACGGTAACGGTTTCTTTTGGGGAGAGGAACAACGGGAACGGGTGAAAGTTGATTGCCCGGTCTGCAAAGGTAGCGGTAAACTCGATGCCGTGATAACTATCGAGTGGAAACCTGCAAAATAGAATGAACGATGGAAAAAGAAGTACCTGAAAATATATTGGCGAAAATTAGAAAGCTGCTCCGGTTAAAAGAATCCGCCATAAAAATCGGATCCGAGGGAGAAGCCCATGCAGCTGCGGAGGCTGTAAACCGGCTGCTGACATCCTATAACTTGTCATTGATGGATGTTACCCCGGAAGAACAAAAGAATATGATATCCGTGAGTGAATCGGAGAAAATAACCTATCAGGACACGTATGGGAATATTTGGAAAAGGGATTTGTTGCGGATTATATGCGAGTATAATTTTTGCCGGATTTTGTTGCATGGAGGTACGACTTACATGGTGGTAGTCGGTACACGGGAAAATGCGGAAGTTGTGCTCTCGCTTTATAATTACTTGAGGTCTGTATTCCGCCGGTTGTCGGTAGAACGTTGCACCGAGTATGTGGCTACTCGCAGAGGGTATTACCGGACAAAGAAGTTTAAACGGAATTATATAAAATCTTATTTGTTGGGATGTTGCACCGGTTTGCGGAAACAATTTGAGAGCATTCGGAAAACAGCGGAGGAAACCGGACTGATGCTGTGTCACAACCATTTGATTGATGATTATTTTCAATCGATAGGCACAACCACCCATAAATCCAAGAACCGGAATAAAGTGAACACTTCCGCCTATTGTTCCGGGTACGATGACGGTTCAAAAATTAATTTAAACAAGCAAATCAATGGGAAATGATCTTTATCAAATAGGCTTACCGGTGGCCTCTTTAAGTACAGTCCTTATGAATTGGACTTGCTTTAACCGACCGGAGAAATTGCTGATCAGCCCGGCCAAGAAAGATGATTGGGCGGTGGTTGAACTCCGGAACCCGGAGCTGGCCGCAGCTATCATCAAGGATGTGCCGGAGGCAATGGTAAAAGTAGTACAACAACCTGTAAAAGTCGTGCAAATATGAAAGCGTTATCAGCATTAAGACAGGTATTCAGCCTGAAAAAGAACGAGGAACTCGGCAGAAAGTTCTCTCCCGAAGAATTGAAACGTATTGTCGATGCCATGAAAGAGTATGCGGCATCCAAGCTGCAGGAGCAGCGAGCCATTTGTCAGCGTGAATTTGAGTTGGCCTATGACTCCGGCGAAAGTAATTTGGGGACGAACCCGGCCATTACCGAATTGTACGTCCTGCAATCCCTAAAAGAGAGTGAAACCCCTGAACTTGATTGATTATGGCAAAGACAAACAGTTATTCACGTTTTTGGACGCTGCTGGCGAAAATGCCCTGTTCTGACAGGGACGGTTTAAAGCTGCAGCTTGTATCCAGCTTTACGAATGGGCGGACGGACTCACTGAGAGAAATGACTTTGAGTGAATATAACTCGATGATACGGGAGATGGAGAAGCAGACCGGATCCAGCCGTCCGGTCAGTTACGAGGTTCTGAAAAAGAAACGCTCTGCCGTTCTCCACCAAATGCAGTTGATGGGTATTGATACGGCAAATTGGGCGGCGGTGGATAACTTTTGTTTGGGCGTTCGTATCGCAGGAAAGAAATTCAGGGAGTTGTCCGCTGATGATTTGGATGCGGTATTGCTCCGGATCCGCTCCATCCGGCAAAAGGATATGCAGAAAGCAAAGAAAGAACTCAATTAACTTATTTATAAACCATTTAAAATGTGATATTATGGCACAGATTGAAGAAAAGCAGACCGTTGAAATGACGGCGGAGGAAAAGGCTCAATTCGAGGCTTTCCGTAAAGAAAAGGCCAAAAAAGAGGCTCAGGAAAAGGCGAAAGCCGAACGTGAAACGTACCGCCAAATGGTGGATGACGAAGTGAACAGCGCAATCCCGGTACTCCTCTCCTTGAGTGAGGATATCAAGGAAACCAAAAAAACGGTGCTGGAGAACTTTAAGAGTATCCTCGACATGAAATGCGAGGTTTTGAAAGTCGTAAAGGATGACCAGCGCAGCCATACCTTTACCAATTCGGAGGGGAACAAGCGCATTACCCTCGGCGTGTACGTGACGGACGGTTACCGTGACACGGTGGAGGACGGCATCGCCATCGTGAAAGAGTACATCGAGAGCCTCGCCGACAATGCTAAAACGAAATCACTCGTGAACATGGTCTTGAGACTGCTGGCTCGTGATTCCAAAGGCACGTTAAAAGCCAGCCGCATCGTCCAGCTTCGCAAGGTTGCCGAGGAAAGCGACAACGAGCGTTTCATGGAGGGGGTGCGTATCATTGAGGAGGCATACCAGCCAGCGATCAGCAAACAGTTCGTGAGAGCGGAAATGAAGAACGGGGACGGTATGTGGGTGACCATTCCCCTCGGTATGACAGAGGCATAAGGAGGGGTGGTCATGATATACAAAGTTCAATTCCAAATCCATCGCAGAGGTTACCGCAAGCTCCGGCTTGAGGGGTTGTACGTCCCGGAAACGGGTGGCGAGATGTCGGTTCCTGAAATGAAACGTGACGTTACCGAGTTCATCAAACGCCAGCTTTCCAGCCGGAACAAGGAATTTGAGAATTTTCAGGTGGAACTTACGGTTTTCAAAAAGCTCAAAACCGATTTCATGTATCACCCGAAATCAAGTGAAGAATTAACCGTAATAAAGGAGGAATCAGATGGAACAGGTGAATAATGCGAAAGCCCGGTATATTCCCACCCGTGTGGCTGTATGCAAGCGTTGCGGGGGAAAAGGCGTTGTATTCGAGTACAGCGATGAGAACAGGACAAAGGTGTCCGGATCCTGCAGGTGTCCGACCTGCCTCGGATCCGGCAGGGTGAAAGTGACCAGCTCGGTGATAACCACTATAAAGCCGTTCGTTCCGGGTAAGGATGACAAAGAGGGTATGCTTGTAATGTAAAAGCCCTTTAATCAATAATAAAAGTCCGCTGAAATCCTAATTTTCAGCGGACTTTTTTCGTACTATGGTGCAAATGATGTACCTTTGTATTAAGTAATCAAATCAATATGCAGGAGCAGCTCGTAATACCGTTTTTTTGCCCGGAAATAGAGAAAGCCGGTAACCGCCGCAGAACACGCACGGTTGCCTCCTCCGATGCTGCCATCACCTCCCGCCGTGACCGCCTCGAAAAGCGGAACCGCATCATGACCGCCCGTTATTACTATTGGACTGAGATCAAACGCCGTCGCTTCGATGACGTGCTGAGAATCCTCTCCGATAACGAGTTCTTTGTCGAAGAGCGAACCATCAGCAACACGCTGGTGGAACAGGATGATTTTTACAATGAACTCCTGCGTTCCAAAGCATCCACCCGCAAGCTCAAAGCGATGTTTCCCGGCTTTGATTGGAACTAATCCATAAATTCGGTTTCATAAATCACGTTATACACTTTCAGACCGTCCGCCCTCTTTTCCGGCGCACCCCGGAGGCGGCGCATCGGGTTGAAAAGGTTCCCGCCGTTCCACCATTGCAAAGCCTCGTGTATCTTATCCAACGTGTCCATGCAGGAGAGAGCGTGTTCCCTGACAAGTTTAGGGGCTGCCGCATTTGTACTCCCTCCGGCTTGAAAGGCCACCCTGAGTTGTATTTGCGCATTTATCTTTTGCCGTCCACCCATGTGGGTTTCACAAGACGGGTAAGATATATCTATCAGGCAGCACGGGAAAGCCACAGCAGGCCGCTCTCCCGTGTTAAGTTGTCCCTCCTCGGCATCTATCCACCGGAGCCCGGGTACTTCTGTTTTCAGCCGGTCACAAACGGCAATAAAAATTTCTTTGTTCATGGCTATTTATTGTTAAGTGAGTCAATATATCCCTCTATCCGTGCGTGTATCTGCTCGTTCAATTCTTCGGAATCTCCCATGAATTCACGTTTTGGGATGTTAGTTTTCCGGGTGTGCGCCTTGACCGGTACATCTTTCCGTTTTGTTTTCCGGGTGTGTGCCGGTACGGGTACTATACCTTTGAATCCCTCGTTGTGTACCTGAGCGTAATCTACCTTTTCATTCCCTGCAGAGATAACCACCCGCTGGGGAGTTATCACCGCCGGTCTGATACTGTTCACCAGCGCACCGGAGTCGATCAGCAGGGAACCGGTTGTTTTCGGTACTTTTGCCGGAGTCCACGGGTTCCCGTCAAATGCTTTCTTCTTGAAAGCTGATTTATAGTATTCCGTGGCCGTTTCCGCCACGATTTCTGCCGCATCGGAGATTATCTCCTCCGGGAGCGATTGCAGATAATTATTTAATTCTTCGATATTCATATTGAAATAATTTTGTATATTTGCTTCCGTAAGCATATCGCTCCGGGGATGAATCGAATATGCCAACACCTGACGGATGACGGGGGCATCAAAAAGTCCGGGCTTTATACGGCGGAGCGGGATGTTAATCCGTATATAAAAGGAGGTTCTCAGAGCCTCCTTTTACTTTTTGATAAGCAGACCACGGCGATATCTCCATCGTGGATCTATCTTTCTGCTCCTGCGGCCTTTCACCTTGATGTTGGCGTTTTGTTCTATCTCGAACCATGTCGTGACCTGATAGAGCGTTCCGTTCTTAACCTCGCAAACCACGTTAATCACCTTATCCTCGTAAAACTTGATAAAGTTCAGGTTGTCGAACTTCTTTTGATAGTCGTTTATCCATACCTCGTCAGGGTTTTTAAGCACGTCCGGGATGCACTCCACGAGAGGAACACGAGCCTCCTCGTATTTCTTTGTGGTGTGGCGTTTGAACACCTCCTCCGTAAGTTGCACCTTTCGGCCTTTGTAGTCATCCATCACCTGATGCGAATCCCTCCACTGGTTCGGATCCCCGGCAAACACCGGTGCTTTTTCGGTCGCTGCCGCCGCTTTCTTTCCAAAGGACTCCAGCCCGTAATCATTATAATGCAGGTCACCCAGCAAGGAGGCGGCTTTATCGGGAAACTTGCGGATATAATGCTGGTTCTTGGAAAACACCTCAGCCGTTTCTCCCCGGTTTGAATCCCAGCCCTGAGCCTCGTTCATTTTCCATTCACTCGTACCGAGGTATTCATCGACAATGGCACGCATGGCGTTGATGTCTATACCCTCTACCTCGTGTTTCATGAGCGGAACCACCCGGCAACGGCATTTCCAGCCATTGGGCGGGAATATCTTTTTCCACCGTGGATCGTTGGCCGGTAATATCACCCCGTCCAGCTTCCGGTGTTCCTCCCTTACCTTTTCATCCCCGGCAGTGACATATTTCCAATAAGGGAACATTTTCGTTTTTCCCATGAGCCGGTGGTAATTGCTGGCGGACTCCGCCGTTAGTACCGCCGTTTCGTATTCCGTCTTTTGCCACGTTTTATTGAACGTGCCACATATCTGCTCCGCTTTTTTGGAGAACTCCTGAAAATTACCGCTCTCCCTGAACGCCTTGTTCAGCTCCTGAATTTCCGCCAGCGTCTTACCGGCGGAGAAATGAAACAGGTTCATCTCCAAAGCGGTGATGAAAGCGTCATCCTGCAGGCCGTATGCGAATCTTACATCCGCATGGTTCATTGAACGTTTGAACGCACTTTGAACACCGTTCAAAAAGTCGGTAGCAATAAAGGAGAACAACTCCGCATCGAACTTCCCGGTTTCGCCGTTTGCAATCCTTGCGGCCAGCTTTTCCGACATCGGAGCGTTATCATTCAGCCTGATGGGGGCTTTTCCAATGGATGCCCCGACCTGCGGGGCTTGCACGAAAAAATCCCATAAGCGCATAAAGAAATTACGGTCTGCATTACTGATTGTGTCCTCCTCCGAATCCTCTCCTATATCGAACTGAGCGGCCTGAGAGGAGGCACGTTTTGCGACCGGCTCCCCGTCTTTAGGCACGGGAATCGAATATTTTTCATGCAGGTAGCTCTGCGGGATATCCATGATGTCGGAGAGCTGCACCACCTCGGCAACGGAGAGCTGCTCCGCCGCTTTGGGGAAAATGAACTTTCCGCCAGCAACGGGATACCCTCTTGCCTCCAGCATGGGGAGTACCTTTTGATTGAGGACACGCTGCACGTACCGGAGGTCTGATTTATTCTTTCCCTCCTCTACCTCCTTGTGAACCTCACCCAGCGAGCGTGCGCCTTTCTCTCCCTGCACGGTGGTCATGGTTTGTCCGAGTATGGTGATCAGCATCTCCTCGTTGTTGGCCTGCCGGAATTCGTTGTACGAGGATCCTGAACCCGTTCCTCCGTCTTTGGTTTCCACGTCCGCCTCTTTAGGAATGACCACATACGGTGCGGATCCGGCTTTCTCGAAAGCCTCCTCCAGTAGCTTGCGGCTCTCCGGATCATACGTGTTGTATTTACCGATGCGCTGGGGCATCCCGAAAAGCTCGATCCATTGCGACCAATCCCCAAAGCCTCCCCGTTTATAAATGGCGTAGGGAGCCGCCTTGAGCAACAAACCGAAATCCCGGTCTTTGCCGAGAATAAGCAGCTGGGAATCTCCCTCGTATGGTATGCCGGTTTCGTCTGTGTCCTGCCGGAGAATGGTACGGTTTTTCAGGTTGATATGCTTTGCCGGTATCGGTTCCACGTTGAAACCGTCATTAAAGGTCATCTCAACTCCTGAACGCCCGTATATTTTCTTTTTCAGGATTTCAGTCAGCAGATCCTCCCATGCGGTGGTGTCCATCAGGTCTGCGATCTCCTCCACTTCCTCCCCGTCCGCATTTTGGAAAGTCAGCTCCGAGTTCGTGACCGCATCGATACGCTTTTGAACGGCATCGCTCAAAACGCCGTCAATCATGATATCATCGAGCAGGTCATAAAGCTGTTTTGTCCGGCCATTATCCGCAGATGAGAGAGCCGTCCGCCAATTTCCTACATCGTATATTTTCCGCTGGGGAGCCTTGACCACGATCTGATGGATGACCAGCTGCTCCTTTGTTTTCGTGGCGGCCATTTGCGGAACCGCCTTTTTCTTTCTTTTATTAGCCATAGTCACGAGTTAAAAATGTTGATTACGTTTAGGGTTGCTCCCGTATATATATTCACCTGCTGCATCCGGTTTCCCGTCCCCGTCCTCGTCCATGACGGGGAGGTCGGGTTTGACGTCCGATTTCTGCACTTGCCTGAGCCA